CAAACGTGGTCGAGACGTCCTGGCCGACCGTGCGGTAGGAGACATTGACGTCCTCTTCGGTGACGCCGATGTCGCGCCCGCGCTTGCCTTCCGCGACGCCTATACCACCGGACACGGAGCTGACGCTGGTGAGTAGCTTCGCATTGAAGCTGGTGCCGCCCTTCATCGAATTGCGACGGGGCAGGTACTTGTTGCGGAACGGGCTCAGAACCGGGTAGACCTGCTTGAGCAGCGGCTCGAGGTCGTAAGCGACGATCCCGGTCGACGTGGAAATGGAGGCTTTCGACGCGAAGCCGCTGGCCTTCGCGATGATTTCCTCGATGTGCTGTCTGAAGTCCATGAGAGTTTGTCCTCCGCCAACGGCCGCGGGGGCCTGGCGAGCTAGTGCTGCGGTTGAGGTCGCGCGCCTGTAGCTCAAAAGCAAACGGGCGCCGGGGCGCCCGCTGCATTTGGTTGGGAGTGTGTCGGCCTATCGGCCGATGTTGAGGGCTTCTGTGCGCTCGACGGGCCGACCGTTTTGGAGGATCGACTTCGCGATCACCAGCGGGTCCTTCGACTCGACGACTGCAGCAGCTGCACTAGCCTGGCCGCCGTTGTCCTTGCTCTTGTCGATCACTGCGACCGGTGCACCGGCGCCGGCGCTTTTCGCGGCGTTGGGCTGGGTGAGGATCGTCGCGAGGCCTTCAAAACCCTTCGTAAATGCCTCGCCGAGGGCCGTGATGGCCTCGGAGTTCTTCTTTGCGATTTCCAGGCTCTCATTAGCCGCTTTCTCGGCGGCCGCGAGCTGTGCCTTCTGGGCTTCGTCCATAGGTGTGTCTTCTCCGGTTTCCGGGCTCGCGCCCTGAGATTGCGGCGCGCCCGCCGCCTTTCCTGAGGCATTCGCCTCGGAACTTGGTGTGCCAGCGGCGGGCGCTGGCGGCTCAACGGCCGCGGGGGCAGGAGCAGCTGCAGCCTTTGCGGCCAGCTTCTTTGCTCCGCTCGCCTTCATGGCACTGATGAGCTCGGAACTTTCTTCACGCGCGAGATCGACCAGCACGTCGCAGAGGGCAACAATGGCGGCCTTCAGCTTGTCTGGGACTGGCGAACCATCGCCCTCGATGTCGCGCTCGTAAACCAGATCCTCCTGGGTCCAGCGCAGCGAGCTGATCAGGCTCGAAAGGTCGGAGATGTTGTACATCGACTTCTGGGCGATAGCGGTCTTTGCCACGGTGGGCTCCTTCTCGCCCGAACCCGGGCGTTTGAACTTGCGTTGTTCGCTGACTCCGCCGGTTTTCACCGCAGTGAATACCGCTTCGGGATTGCATGGAAGATCGCAGAGCGAGAATTCGATCGGCGCGCAGGTGAAGCGCTTCACGCCAAGGTTGTTTGGATCGGCCCACTTGTCGCCGACGATCGGCCCGCAGATCGAGAAGCCGGTGTAGGTTCCGTCCAGGCACTTCTTCCAGGCGTCGTCGTCCGAAACGTACGAGGTGATGATCACGGCCTTGTTCGTGTCATCGAAAACAACAGGCTCTGAGAGCTTGCCGGCGGCCCACGACTGGTGCATCTCGCGGACGTTGCCATAGCTCTTGCCGCCCGAGCGCGCGAGCGCGGCGCCCGACCAGGCTTCGATGAAGGGCTTTGAAGACTCGTAATCGACGATCTCGCCCTCGGCGTCGACGGCCTCCGAGGTTCCGATACCGGTGACGGTGCGCTTCTCCTCGTCAACCTTGGAGATCTGGCAAAACAGCTGCTTCATGGCCTGCTGGGTCATGTGTGTTTTTCCTCGCGCGCCGGTGGGTTGTATTTAGAAGGTGCTGAGCGCTACGCGCTTCCAGGTGTTCGTGGCCGTGCAGACATAGTGAAAGTTGGCGTCGTCGGTGAACTGACCCGCAGTGCAGGCTGCGCTGCTCGAGGCTGGAGTGGTCAGGGTTTCGCGATAGCTCGGAGCGTCGACGGCATCGCCGAAGTGAACCCTTCCAAGATCCGTGAAGATGGCCCAATTATTGGCGGCCTTGTTTTGATCCTGAATTCGCAGGCCATACTGATTCGTTATGGTTCCCCCACCCTTAATCAACTGTTCCACTAGGACGCCAAAGGCGCTGCCTATCGAGCCGCCGTTATTTGAGATCGCCGTTGACATTCCGGCCGCATAGCTAACAGAGTCGCTTTCATTTGCGACCGTCATGCTGGCACCTACCAGCGCGGCATTTCCAGCCGAAGTGGAACTGGCGTCATCTACATACAAGTCAGCCGCGATTAGAAAATCAACGGGAGCTGCTCCCTCGGCATTTGCGAAGGCTGCGATGCCCTCTGACACGCTGGCCTTGGTTACAGCACCTTTGTTTCGAATACCGAAGATGCCACCCGCTGCCCATGTGTCAGCGGTGCTCTGCCCATCCAGATTCTGGGTCAAAACGCTGACGGCGGAGGCGACCTGATAACCACCCGTGGCGACAGTAGATGCAGGCCTCCAGTTGATATTGGAATAGAGCCCGAGAGCTCCCGCCGCCGTCGTATTGTCTTCGTTGACAACTATTACCGAGGCCGTCGGAAGAGGCTCGAAGTTGATGCTGGAAACCGAATCGATCTGAGCGCCAGCCCCGAAGGCTGCATGCGCCTGCAGGGCGAGGGCATTCGGGACGACGAAGAGCCCCGTCGATCCGAGAGGCACCGGAACGCCCAGAAACGAGAGCGGACTTTCTGCATTTCCCTTCCGCGTCCAGCCAGCCGCCGTGCACTGGTAGCGCGCGAATGGTGCAGATGACGTCACGTAATAGAGCTGATTCAAATTGCTCGCAGGATTGCACGTCGAAAAGTCCGGCGCGGTCAGGCCGAATATGGGTGCGAGAAGTGCACTCGTGTCGGTCTGCGAATGGAGGGACAGAACCAGCATGAGGGCTGCAGTAAGCAGAATGAGAAGGCGTGCTTTCATATACTTCCTTTCTCGATGTGCAGCAGCTCCACGCACCTGCATCGCGGGTGGAGGGGAACATGTATCGAGCCATCGGGATAAGGCGATTCGATCGGAACCTCGCCCGCCTGCTCCGCCGCGTCGCACTCGTCGTCGACGTCGTGAAGGTTCGACATTTGTACAGACTTCGTTGTGGCACCGGCCTCCGTGCCGGCGTGTACGGTGGCCGCGGTGAGCGCCATCGCCGTCTCTGTCTCCGCGATCATCTCCGCCCGGCCAGCTGAGAACACCCAGGCGCCATCGATCTGCTTTGCAAGCTCCGCCGGCGACCAGACTTCGGCGAACGCTTTACCGATCAGGTCTCGCAACTCTTCGCGCGTCGTCTCGGTAATCGCCCACTTTGCATCCGGGTTGTCGACGAGTACTCCATTCACCCACTTCTTGCCGACGAGCTCGGCTGACCTGGTCTGCGCATACTCGAGGGCGAACTTGTCAGCTAGGTCAAAGAAGCCGCCAGATTGTTCGAGGCCGAGAGTCGCAAAAACCGACGCAACCGCGTCGCGCGCAACTACGAGGAGCTGATCCTGCACCTTGGGCTGCAGCTGATCCCAGGCCGTCCAATCGATCTGGTTCAGTACGTCGTCCGGATCCGGCGTGTCACCGGCTGCCTTCTTCGCCTGGAGATATGGGGCGATGACCTTCGCAACGTCGTGGCGCTGTGTGAAGAAGAAAGCCTTCAGCGTTGCATCGATGACATCAGTAGCGGACCGACGAACCTCCGTGAACGTGCCCGGGTCTATTTTTAGAGTTTTTTTTTGAGCTGCCTTCGCTGCCGTCTTCTTGCCGGCGGGCTTCTTTTTGGGCTGCTTGCCTTTAGGCGGCGGCGGTTCGTTGTCGTCCTGCTCGCCCTCGTCCTCAGCTGCATGTGGATCGACAGCGATCTGGCCCACCCATGGCGGGTTGCCGTCGGTCTCTTCCCAGATAGGCGACAGGCCGTCGCGCATGCGGTTCTCGTCCGCGGTGCGCTGGCCGATCTGAACGTTGATCTGATCGACCTGGGCTTGCTTGAGGGAGTCGGTTTCAGCTTCCTCGTCCCAGACGAACTCGATGTCCGCGGCGTTCATCACGTCCGGGCGCTGCACCATGGCATCGATCTCGTCCTTCACCCAGCCCATCAGCGGCTGTTCGCCAGACTCCTCGCGCGTGTCGTCGGCCTGCTTCGCTGTGGCGCGATTGTTCTGCTGAACGAAGCCGGTGGCCGGCTCGCCGATGATATAGCAGAAGACGCGGGCGGCCCACTCTTCGAACTTCACGTCGAAGGGCTCGCGCTTGATGACTTCTATTTTGCCGTTACCGAATACCGGCAGGATCTTCGACCGCTCCTGGAGGTTGCCGGTGAGGCGGGCCTGAATTTCACGCATCAGGCGCATCGCGTCCGCAACCGACATCGTGTCCGGCACCGGAAGTTGCGCGAGCGGAAGATCGCTCTCGTTCCAGAAGTCGAGGTCAAAAACAGTCTTATAAATGAACAGCAGCATCAGCTGCACGGTCTGCTCGACCGGGGAGAAACCGTAGATCTTGTGCGGGCGCGGATTGCGCATCATGTAAATCAGCTGGCCCTGCTTCTCGACGGGCAGCCCGTAGCTGAAGTCGACGGTTGGTAGGTTTTTTATAATTTGGTGATAGGTTGTGAGTGGTGGCATCGGTGTGCGGCCCGTTTCGTCGACCGTAAGGCTGATGGTGTCGCCATTGATCGGAAGTAGGTTGATCACCTGGGAGTCGCGATTGTGCTGCACCTCGAGCGAGGCAGTGTCGATGACTAGGTTGTCCTCGAGGA